GTGATATTGGATATATATCTCTAAATCTTATTTCTATATTTGCATTATTTTTACTGGTTAATACAAAGAGTGTAGCGTCTGAATATAATCCACCATCATCTTGTACTGCTTTTGAAACTTTACCTAACTCTCTATTAATACCTGTATCTGTAGTTGTTGGATATCTATCAGCACTTGCACCTTGTAAAGCACGAAACTGTGATGTGTCTTTTGGAAAACCAAGACCTGTCATCCAACCGTGTATTTCTCTATAGTTCTCTAAATTTTCATCTACTAAAAATGATATGTTTAAAGTATCATAACCTAATTTATCACCAGGAATAGGTATATCTTTTAAAGGTGTAGGTTGATTGGCAGTACCTAGTGTAATACCAGGTATGTTTGCAGCTGTACAAAAATATTCTACTTTTGGTAGTTTAATAATACCAAATTTAAACTGTGTAGGACTTGCATAGTCTAATTTTGTAGGTTGTCTATTGTAACTATTTGTAGTAGTCATACTAATATTTATATACTATTTAGGAAGTGTTCCTGACTCGCCAAGTTTCTCTAATGCTTCACCTATTGTACTCATACTTACATTATCTTTTTTACAAGGATTTTCTTCAGTAGATACTTGATATTCTTCACATATTGGTAAGTCTTGTGTTTTTACTTCTTCTACTTCACAGGCACTTACCCAAGTAAAGAAGAACAATACTGTTGTTGCTATACCAAATATGTAAAGATATTGAATGAGTATTTTTTTCATAGTGCGATATTATTTATGCTAAAAAAAAGGGCGACTTTGACGGCCGCCCTTTTTAAAATATATCTCAACGAGATATTACATAATGTTCGTTACTTGAACACGTCTGTAGTATCTGTTAGCGTTGATAGCGCCAACACCGTCAGCAGTGATTGAATCACCAGATCCAGCACCAGCAAATGGGTTTGCAACAAGACCATATCTTGTCTTAAATCCAATTTTTGGTTGGAAGCTGTCTTGGCCAACTGCTCTTACCATTTGTAGTGGTACATATGGACAATAGAACAGACCAGCATCGTACGGTGAAGTTCCTTTGTAACCAACAATGTAGTATTGTTTAGTTGGTGACGCATTTGAAGCTAAATTAGCAGCATATGGGTCAATGTAAACTCTATACTTACCGTTTAATACACCAGCAAAAGTATTACCAGTATCGTCAACGTTTAGATTGTTGTTTAACGCAGGAGTGTAATCTAACACACCAGCCATTTGTAAAGCAGAGGCAACATCTGAAGAACAGATAATCATGTTACCTTTTCCTCTTCTCGTTCTTTGAGCGATTGTGTTAGCATCTCTCTCTAATTGGAACATTAGTCCTTTGAATCTCTCTACAGACCATCTTCCGTTTGAGTCAGTATCTAAATCGAAGATACCAGCTGTTGTTGTGTTGATTGCAGTATTTGAATTGTCGTTATCAGCAGCACCTACTTCAGCAGTTCTGTAAACTGTTCTTACAACTTCTCTATTGATTTCCGCAAGGATTTCAGCAGATAAGATGTTTGATAATTCAGTTTCAGCATCTAAGCCGTGAATTGCTTTAAGGTCTTGAGCTAACTCCATAGTGTACTCTGCTTTAAGCGCTCTTGATTTAGCAGTCACAGTTGATTTCTCAATTGAGAATGCCATTTCAGCAAACGCATTACCAGAAGCATCACCTAATGCCTCTGCAGCAGCAGTCGTCATACCTGTACCAGTTGTGTAACCAGTTGAAGTACCGATACTGTCGTTAAGTACAGCTGGGTTTTCTCCAGTTTGTGCTGTTGATGAGAATCCATCTACAGATGAACCAGCAGCATTTCTACCACTGAAATCTGTATCAGCTTCGTCAAAAAGAGCTTCAGTACCTGATTGACTTGCATATCTGCTTCTCATAGCAAATATCAAACCAGTTGGTCCTGACATAGGTTGTACGCCTGCAATATCGTAAGCGATAAGGTTAGGCATTGCTCTTCTTACTAAGCTAATTAAAATAGGATTCCAATTTTGTATTGAAGCACCAGTTGCGTTTGAAGGCGCAGCTTCTGATAAGAAAGCAGCATCTTCTTTTAACGCTTTTTCTTGGTTCTCCAATACCATTGAAGTAACGGCTCTTTTGTAAGCATCTTTAACCTCTGGAAGGTCTGGATGATCCAAAACGGGCTGCCACTTTTGTTGTATTGATTCAGATAAAAACATTTTTCTATCTCTCCTTATTAGTTAGTTAACTAACCCTTACTTAATGTAAGGATTTTTCTTTGTTTTACTAATTGCAGCAGTATATGCAGCCATTGATTCAGATAAATTCATATCAGAACCAGCATTGTTTTCTGCTACTTCATTAGATTCGTTATCACTCGCCTTTGTTTTAGGAAAGTAAGAATTTTTTAATGTTTCTACACTTTTTCTAAAACTTGCAGCGTCTTTATATTCAATACTTTCTGCTAAACCTTTAAGTTTTTCAGATTCAGTAATTGCCAAGTCAGATGACACATCATTGATAATGTCTTCTCTAGCAAACTCACTCATTTTCTGATTTAACTCAACGTTCTTTTCAATAGTTTGGTTAACTTCTTCTTTTAACTTCTCTATTTCAGCAGCTTGATTCTCAATTACATCAAATTTTTCTTGTGGAACATCAATGTAGTGAGATTCAAATAAAGATTTAAGACCACCGATAAAATCTTCAGTAATCTCATTTCTTAAGCCTTTTTCTATTGCCAATTCGTTTTCTTTCATCCACTCCTCGACAACATAGTTTAGATAAGCGTCAACTTTTTCTACGATTTCAGATTTAGTTTCTTCAACTTTTTCTGTAACCTTAGCTTCGTATTCACTTTCTAAATTTTCGATTTCTTCGACAAGTTTTGCTTTAACAGCAGATTCGAAGATTGTAGCCGCTTTTGCTTTAAATTCTTCTGATAGGTCTTCACCTTCAGTTAAAGCATTTACGTCTTCTTTCATATCCATATCTTTGACTTTATCTTTAGCAGACATTTCTTTTTTCATTTCTTTCTCATCATCTTTTTTCATATCTGCTTCTTTCATATCTTTTTTGTCTTTGCTGTGATATGCTTCTTTTTTGTCTTTGTTATGATATGCTTCTTTCTTTTCTTCTTCTTCTTCGTCTTCTTCTTTGTCGTTTTCAGATGCTTCTTTCATTTCTTTTTTCTTATCATCTTCTTTTTCTTCTTTAGCATCTTCTTTATCTTGTTTCTTTTTAAGAGCGTCTAAAGCAGCTTGAGGCATTTCGCCTTCTTTTACTTCATCTTTTTTCTCATCATCTTTATGAGCTACTTCTTTAACTTCTTCTTTTTCTTTTTCGTCTTTTTTCTCATCTGCTTCATAAGCTGCTTTGATTTCTTCTTTATCTTCAGCATCTTTTTCAGCATTTGCTTTTAGTGTTGACATACTGTCAGCCGCACCTGCACTTTTTTGGTGTGGGTCACCTGTAATATGGTTAACCCCTTGTGCGAAATCTACTTTACCATCACTTGGTGAAGTGATAGCTTTAGTCATAACTTGTTGAATAGTTCCAGCAAGTGATTTAGCGGGCTCAGCAGCAACAGCATTTTTTGTTGGCAAATCTGCCACTTTGTTGTCAGCCATTGTTATTTTCTCCTATTAATAGTTACAAAATACCGACACTCATATTAGGAATGTCAAGTAATATTTATAAAATTACAGCTTTTTAAGGAATGATTCAAACACTTTTGCTTGAATACTAGCAAGTTGTGATCGTTTCGCTTGTTCTACCTGTAACTTTAATTGGTTAATTTCTTGTTCTTTTAGAACACCATTATCCCAAACCCATTCCTTACCTTCCATAATACCTTCTACAAATGCTTCAGGTGCCGATGGATCAGCAACTATATCAGCTGCTGTGGCAAGGTAAAAATCATTGTTTACTACATTTGCGCCTTGTGAGTTACTCAATGTTCCCATACCTCTACTTGAAACTCCTAGTTTTGCGCCTTCGTCAATAAGGTTCTTCACAATTTTTCCATAAGGTGTGTCTAATATTTTAGCTTCACCAATAAAGTTATTACCTTCAGGATAGAGCGATTTTACCATATGTGATACTCTTTCTAGGTTAACGGTAGGACCGTCTGGATGACCTAGTTCACCAAATGCTCTACTTTTGTTGATAAATTCTCGGTTGTATCTCATCACTTCTCTTCCCAAAATTTCTTTTGGATAAATACGGCCGTTCTTATTTTTCATCTCGGCCTGCATAAAGATACCTTTGATCTTATAATCTTTTTTACCGTTGTTTTGCTCAACGATATATTCTGCGTCTTGTATTTCTTCCGTGATAAGTTTCATTTATCTCTCTCTTTTTAATAAAACTATTTATAAAAGTTTTGTTCTATAAACCTTATTTTACTTCATTTTTTTATTCTATGTCAAAATTAAATATAACTGTTATTCTTTTTCTACTCGTAATAACCTTTGATATACTGTGGGTTAATACGGCTGGAAATATAACAACATCATCTTGGTTAGTATCTAATTTAATATTTCTAAACAAAAAAGAATTTTCTGGTGTATTTTCATCAAAATTTTTAATTAAACTAGGTCTTAATGTACTAATAAATTTTGCATAGTCATTTGAATTATCAAATGTGGTACTATTATTAACATCACTATCATACTGAATATAATGAACACCTGTAAAATCAGCGTTACTATGAACGTGAGGTTCCATATACTGACCGTTTGTCATACAGGTATAATTAACAATTCTAAAGTTATATTTGACAGGATTTTTTAATTTAAAACTGTTTAGATATTCTGATATACAATTGTTGTATAACGGCAAAAGAGTTTGATAATTAGGTTTTTCAAATGTAGTATTATCATCATCACATACTGAATGGTGCATATCTGTAAAACCAGTTGCCCACTTGTTTCTATTGTTGTCTTTATCGTAATTTTTTTGAATAGTATCTAAAAGACCATCTCTATCATAGTCTTCATTTTTAAGTGATTTTTTGTAAATAGGAAAACCAAAAAGTTGAACCAAACTCATAATATAATATAAAATTATCTAAACACTACTAATATTGTATAATTATCTCCGTTTGCAAAATTTTTTGTAGATAATAAAACATCACCTGTTGGTGTTGTAGCATTATTTGCTATTTCATTACCATCAGCTCTTAAATCCCAAAATCCTTGACCTGAAAGTAATACAGCAGTAGCATTAGTAGCACCATCCCATATCAACTCAACTGCTGATTTAGGATTTGCTGTATTTACGGACCAAAATATTTTTGATATTTTTCGGTTGCCATCTTCAGTCATAAAAGTTGTTTCAGAAGCATCAACTTTTTTAACTAAAGTTTCACCTGTACCGTCAGAATAATTTGTTAACTTAACACCATATTTAACACCTGTTGTGTCAGTTAATACTTGTGTTGAAACTATATCAGCCATTTGTAAAACCTTTTTCTTTTATAAATTCTAAAACTAAATTATATTTTGACACATTACTATCAGTTGATAATAAAATATCTCCCGATGGATTAACTAATGTTGTGCCTGTTAATCCTTGTTTGAGTTTAGGTTGATTAACAACTAAACCATATGTACCTCGACCAGATAAAACTATTATTTCTTCATCTGTATCAGCATCAAAAAATAAAGTTAAATTACCTGTACCTAGTATTTCATAATATATTTTTGCAACCGATAAATCAGGTTTTGATGTTGCACCTGATAATTCAGAAGCATCTAATAAAACATTTTTTGTTTCATTACCAATACCACTTGCTCTTACGGTTACCTTAAAATTATCGTCTATTAAAGTTGTTGTTGTTGTAAAAGCCATACATAATTAACTTCTTGGAGAACCTACAGCAGATGCTTTAGATGTAGCGCAAGTAATTTTATCTTTAGGATGTTTTTCAATAATTACTGTGTCGCCACTTGCGATATAAATTGAACCAATAGCGCCATCGTC